GAATTGGGTGATGTACTGTGGTACTTAGCTAATCTTGCTAATGATATTGGTTATAACTTAGATGAGATAGCTGATATGAACATAGAAAAACTTACCAGTAGACAAGACAGAAACAAAATCAAAGGGTCAGGAGACAATAGATGAACAATGAATTACCTACAGACTACCAAGGATTTATACACAAGTCACGTTACGCACGTTGGCTTGATGATGAAGGTAGACGAGAGACATGGGGTGGAACAGTAGGGCGCTACATGACTAACATAGTCAAGCCTTCCATAGGGGATAACCCTAAAGTGATAGCAGAGATAGAAGAAGCTATCATGAACTTAGAAGTTATGCCTTCAATGAGAGCCTTGATGACAGCAGGGCCAGCACTAGCTCGTGATAACACAGCAGGGTACAACTGTTCTTACTTAGCAGTAGATACACCAGTGGCATTCGATGAGGCTATGTTTATTCTGTTGTGTGGTACAGGTGTAGGCTTCTCTGTTGAACGTCAGTCAGTACAAAAGCTACCTGATGTACCTGATATGTTATACTACAGTGATACAACTATTGTTGTTTCTGATAGCAAAGAAGGTTGGGCTAAAGCTTTACGTCAGATGATTGCACTATTATATAGTGGAGAGATACCTAAGTGGGACGTGACTAAGATACGCCCTGCAGGAGCTAAGCTTAAAACGTTTGGTGGTAGAGCATCCGGCCCTGCCCCACTAGTAGATCTATTTAACTTTGTTACTCATATATTCCAACACGCTAAAGGGCGTAAGCTATCGTCACTAGAGTGTCACGACATCATGTGTAAGATAGGTGAGGTAGTAGTTGTAGGTGGAGTACGCCGTAGTGCCATGATTTCATTGAGTAATTTATCAGATGATCGTATGCGTCATGCTAAGTCAGGCTCATGGTGGGAGAATAATCCACAACGTGCCTTGGCTAATAACTCTGTAGCTTACTCAGAGAAACCTGATAGCCTCTCGTTCATGCGTGAATGGATGGCATTGGTTGAGTCAGGCTCAGGTGAACGAGGTATCTTTAATCGTCAAGCATCTAAGGTACAAGCGGCTAAGAATGGTAGACGAGATAGCAACTATGAGTTCGGGACAAATCCATGTTCGGAGATAATTTTACGCAGCCATCAGTTTTGCAATTTAACGGAGATTGTAGTACGTGCTACTGATACAGTAGAGACATTAGAAAACAAGGTACGCCTTGCTACTATCTTAGGTACAATACAATCATCCTTCACTAAGTTTCCTTATCTACGTAAGATATGGCAACGCAACACAGAAGAAGAACGTCTATTAGGTGTGTCTATGACAGGCATAATGGACAACCCATTAATGACAACATCTAACAAAGGATTGGAGACTACTCTTGAACACCTCAAACAGATCGCCGTTACTACTAATGCTAAGTGGGCTGAACGTCTTGATATCCCTGTCGCTACTGCTATCACTTGTGTTAAACCAAGTGGCACTGTCAGCCAACTGGTTGACTCTAGCAGCGGTATTCATGCTCGTCACTCAGCCTATTATGTTCGTACTGTACGTGGAGACAACAAAGACCCGTTGACAAAGTTCATGATGGATCAAGGTATACCTAATGAGCCAGACGTAATGAAGCCTGACCAGACTACAGTGTTTAGCTTCCCTATGAAAGCCCCTCAAGGTGCAATAGTTACTGCTGATATGTCAGCCATAGAACAACTAGAGATGTGGTTAGCTTATCAACGATCATGGTGTGAGCATAAGCCTAGCGTTACGATCAACGTTAAGAGTGATGAATGGTTTGAAGTAGGAGCATTTGTGTACAAACATTTCGATGAGATGTCAGGCGTATCATTCCTACCTTACAATGAGCACACGTATCAACAAGCACCCTATCAAGAGTGTCTAGCTACAGACTATCATATACTTCTAGATCAGATGCCTGATAGTATTGATTGGGATAAGTTGTCTGACTATGAGCAAGAAGATAATACTGCAGGTAGCCAGACATTAGCTTGCTCTGGAGATAGCTGCGAGATTGTTGACCTAGTTTAATGTGGGTAGTGATAACTAGAAACGACTGTAACTTCTGTGATGCCTCGTTACAATTACTACGAGGTGTTGCAGGAAGTCAGGTAACAACATATAATGTTCAGTCATCAAGTAGTAAATGGTTACTGGCATTAATGCGTAAGTCAGGGTACACTACAGTACCACAAATATTTAAACCAGATGGCACTCACCTTGGGGGCTATACAGAACTAAAGGAATACCTAAGTGACAGCAGTAAGAAAACAGTTTAGTCCAGCATTATATGCGGCATACGATAAGAAAGCTAAGGATACATTAGTTGAATTACTAGAATCAAAAGGACATACTATAGTTAATACCGAAGAGAACTATTTCGTAGATGTTGTCTCTCAGAAAGATGGATATACATACTTCAATGAAGCTGAAGTCAAAGTAGCTTGGAAAGAAGATTGGCCTACACATTGGGCAGAGATCCGTATTCCTGAACGTAAGCAACGTTTACTAGATAAGTATGAGGGTACTAATGGGGTGTTAAACTTTTATGTATTCCGTGAGGATATGAAACAAGTGTGGCGTATCAAGGACACTCTACTTACTAAGGAAAGTTTAGGTGAAGCTAAGGGTAGGTACATAAGGAAGGGCGAGTTGTTCTTTCATATACCCTACACAGAGGCAGAGTTAGTTAACACATGAAAGAGATAACAGTATCTAGAGACATGGTTAGCAAAGCTCGTGATAAAGCTACTGAGATGGGCAGACTAAACAATAGTATTACAGGAGGTCAGGGCAGTGTCGCTGGCTTCTTGGGAGAAGAAGTTGCTCGTCTTATAATAGGTGGTACAGAAGCAAACACATACGACTATGATCTAATATTAAACAACGGATGTACGGTTGATGTAAAAACTAAACGTACAACTGTTCCACCTAAACGTTACTACGAATGTTCAGTAGCTGAACTTAATACTAAACAGAAGTGTGACTACTACGCTTTTGTACGTGTACATAAAGACCTACACACTGCATGGTTCTTAGGTGTGTACCCTAAGAGTAAGTACTTCGAAGACTCTACCTACCTAAAGAAAGGAGAGGTTGACCCAAGCAATAACTTTACAGTAAAATCTAACTGTTACAATCTACCAATAAGCTCACTAGAAGAATCACCAATATAGAAAGTCCACCTGTGAAATTAGAACAAGAAGCACAAGAACACATTAAGGCTAGTAGGACTAAGTTCCTGTTAGAACTAGCCGACCATATGGAGAACGTGGAGTTGTTTTTGTGTAGTAATCTATGGGATAGTGCGGAGAGAAGTAATGCCTTAACAGCTTATACAGAGATGTATCTGTGGGCTAGACAATGTGCTGAGAGGCACGGAGTTAAATAAGAATAGAAGGGGCGGCTTGTGTCGCCCTTTTCTTTTATCTAGTACCTAACATCTTAAGCTTTTTAACTTCGTCTTTTTGTAACTCTAAGTAAGTCATTAAGAAATCTAATTCATTTTCATTTAGATCTGTTATGTCTTTTTCAATATCTAAAGCTTCTAAAGCTTTCTCTACACCTTGTTTAGTTACACCACTACCCTTCCTACTTATCTTATACAAGTTACTAGTACGCTTGTGTTCTGGAGCTATGCTAAGCTCAAGTATATCTATTGTTTTTTTCTTAGCCTTCCTAAGCACCTCACCTAAGAGAGCCTTGCGTTGTTTGTTTGTACCATCTTTCCAAGCAGGTGTAGCTAAAGCAAACTCAGCTTGTTCTTCTAAGAACTTAAATATTATTTCATTAATATGATTTTGTGTCTCAGGTATAAAAGATTTAATCTCAGTACGCCATTGAGGTTTACCTATTTGATTAAACATCTTTTGTATATGAGTCTGTCCGGGGTTTTCACGATAACCAAATAGACGACCTATAGGTGCTGTACCTTTAGCATCAGTTAATGCCTTGAACTTTTCAGGTGCTAACTCCGCACCACTAAGGGCAGTGTATATCTGATCAACGTATCTTGCAGAATTGTTAACCCATTTAGATCCTTGTTTGCGATCTATAGCTACGAAGTCTTCGCCTCTACCTAAAGCTATAGCTGTGTTAACAGGATCAAACGGACGAGTATAAGCACTAAGATACATAGAGACTGTGTCTTGTACTATATCCTTTAGCCCATCTCTAACTGCCTTATCTTCTCCTGAAGCACCATCAATTAATAGATCAAAAGCTATTTTAGCTGAGTCACCTAGCTGTCTTGTAAGTTGTCCCGGCCCAAATATATCTACTACTTGTTTCGTTAACTCTGGCGGTATAGAACCCTCTTTGTAAAAGTGTGCACCCATACGACCTGCTGCTTTATAGAAACTAAAAGGGAAGTCATACATACGGTTACGTATAGACCCATCATCCCTGCGTTCTTCAAACCAAGCCAAGCCTTCTTCCATATTATCTATCTCACGAGCCGTTGTTACGCCTATAAGACTTAATCCTACGGCTGTCTTAGTGAGAAGCTCTAAGGGATCACGAGTAGTACCTGCCGCATATTTATGTGCCAAGCTAATGCCTGTGTGATCAAACATGTGACCTAGTGTGTTATTAAAGAACTGACCGAAAGGAATCATAGCACCTAAACCCGGAACTTTACGAGACTCTTCTAGAATCTTAGCTCCAAAACCTAGTATTCCTTTAGCATCTTTACCGTAAGACTTAGCGTATACATTACGTAATGCGTCTTCTACAGCTAACGTTTGTATCTCTGCGTAGGTGTCGCCCTTCATTACCTTGTATAAGTCAGGGTCTTCTAAGAACTCAGAGTAAGTCTTACCATATTTAATACGTACTTGTTTGTCTAAGGCATACATAAACTCTTGTGTCTTAGTGTACATGTCTTGAGCTTTAACACCATACATAGTCTGAGCAAAGTTCATAACCTTCTCTCCTACTCCGGGCTTACCTATGTCACCTACTTGAATGCCTAATTGTTTATACACATCATCTAACTCTATGCCACCTGCCATATACCTAAACAATTCTTTTTGTGTTTTAGGGTTAGCCGCTAAGAAATCTAGTGATGCTTGTTGTGTAGCAAAAGGGTTTACTAAATTCCTAGCTTTTTGTTTTTGCAGTGTAAACATAAGTCTAGACTTGTTAGCAAACTCAACAGCATTTGTATCTCTACCGATAGCCATCTCAGCTAAGGAACGACCTCCGTAAAGAGCACCTCTTAGTATATCAGTTACAGATTGCATACTTGTAGCATTAACCCAACCAACTACGTTGAGTGCAGTTGTACCCGGATGTGTAATCAACATACGTATAAGGTTCTGTTGCATAACACCTATACCATCTTCAACTTTATCTCTAGTAGATTTACTTACAGGATCTATTGTGTCCTCTACTACAGTGTTTAGTTTCTGTGCTGGTGTTTTGTCTGGGGCAAGCATTAAGTCTTTCTTTAGTTGGGCTATTGCTTGACCATCTTTTCCCCAACTACTCATGTCACTTGCCATTTTATTCATAGCTTCTTCTAAAGTAAGCCCTTGATTTTCAGGAAGCCTAGCCATTGTATTTTTGTATAGGGTTTCTACTTCTTTCTTAGCACTTTTTGGTAAGCTTAATATAGTCTCTGTTAAGAAGTCAGTAAAATTAGCAAACTTATCCGTTTCTTCATTAGCTAACTGTATATTAAAGTCCAGTAGTATTTCTTTTATACCACTAAACTTTACGTTACCCTCTTGTCCTCCTGAAAAAAAGGCTGATGCAAATCTAGATCTATTAGGATCACTTACAGAATCACCTAACCTACGTATAGTATCCCCTTTAAGTACTTTCTTAGCCCAGCGTTCAGAGGCAGTAGCACTCTTGTTAATAGCCTTCTGTAAATCTTTAACATTTATAGCCTTAAGTATAGCCTTGTTAGATTTAGACCTAGCAGTTGCAGATAACTTAATAGCATTAGCTTCAGCTACAGCGGCATTATCAAAGAAGGCCATAGCTAAAGGTAAAGATTCCTCTGTGTGTGGGGCTTTGTTTAGTAGGCTTAGACCATAAGCTAATGACCCACCGAATACACCACCTACACCCGTGACAACACCTTGTACAGCATTGTAGTCACTCTGCACTCCACCTTGTTGTAAAGCTTTCTGATATACTGCATCTATAGTAACAGCGGCGGCAGAGTCAAAGGCAGTAGTAGCAAGTATCTCTTTCTTAGTTGTAGTCTTTAGAGCATCTTCAAATGCACCCTTAGCTACCCCTTTAACTTTAGTACCTTTTAATATGTTACCTATAATACGCCGTTCTATCTGTCTAGCTTGAACTTGAGCCGCTTTAGATGTTGCAGCGGTTAGGGTCTTAACCCCTAATTGGTTCTTAACTTCTTTTATAACAGCATCTTTAGCTAATTTAGCGGCAACTTTAGTAGCACCTCCAGTGATTAACTTACCAAAGCCTAAAGATAAAACGTTAACAGGATCTATAATAAGAGCACGAGCATAGTCACCCACTGCGTCAGCCTTTTGTGTAAAGGAATACTCTTTAGAAAATGCACCCTTCATGTTATCAAACAGTTGATAAGCTTGACCTGCGGCTAACTTCTCTCCTTCTTCTGCTTGGTATAAGTGAGCTAACTCTGTGCCTGTCGTTATTGACTGACCGAAGTTAAACTTCCTCATGTGGTTTACAAAGCTATCTATAACTTCTTGCCTACCATGTGTCTTTTCTGTCATGCCAAAGCGTTGCTTCATGTAGTTACCTACAACAGCATAGTTATTGTCTTGCATCAGATCATTGATAGTCTCTGCGCTAGACGTAGGTTGTAAAGCTTGTATGGTTTGAGATACAGGCTCTTCTTCAAGTTCTAAACCTAAGTCTACTTCATTAAATCTAGAAGAAGTTTGCTTTTTATCTTCTTCCATAACAGGAAGTTCTAAACCTAAGTCTACTTCATTAAACCTAGAAGATGTAAACTCGTTCATCTATTAATCTTTCTCTATTTTAGTAGGAGTTAGATCTTTATATTTATCATCTTTTTGTTGTAGCTCTCGTGCATATACACCTACCAGATAATCTACATGTGCTTCAGGATACTTCTCAAGTTGTTTATCTACTAGTCTTTTTATCTCTTTATCAAACTCTACTTGAACTGTATCGACTATAGAACCTGTTGCATCTGATACATCAGACGCTTGAGCTTTACCTTCTAGTAATAGCTTTCTTTGTTCTATGCCAAAATCTTCTCTCTTACGGTTGTAGCCTACTAAAGCCCTACCTGTAGGGCGAGGATTCTCTTCATCCCATTTCTTCATGATAGGCTCTAAAGCTATTGATAGTTCAGAGTCAGACATAGATGGTAATGTTGAAGTCTTTACTATTGGTTTCTTTTTTTCTAGTTTATCACCAATAAATACATAACCTCCCATGAAATCTTCGTCTGCATCCATTTCTCCTACTGTTGTATATACAGGTATATCATTTATTTCCGGCATTTCGGGATCTTTAGCTAACGCTAAATCATAGTATTGTTGTTGCACCTTTGAAACTTTAGGCTCAGCAACTATAGGCTCAGCGTCAGCCCCTGTAATTATCTGTTGTGCATCTTCACCAAAACTAAAAGAAGGGTACTCTATAGAAAACTGTGGATTAAGGCTTAGTGAATTCGGATATTTTGTTTCATAATCCATTACGGCTTGAATTGCGTCTGGTAATTCTCTAAGTAAAGTTCTTGTATCTTTGTTTGTAGTAGCGTCTTTTATTAAGTTAAATTTTTTGTATTCTTCACTGTCCATTTCGTAAGCACCGTCTGCAATTTCACCTGCCATTCCCTCTACATATTTAGCACCTTGAACTAGTATCTCAGCTTCAATAGAATTAAATATCCTACCGTACTCAGTGGGACTATATATTCTAGGCAACAAACTTCTGTCTACAGGTAGAGGGGCTTTCAAGGAAGGTGCAGATGATGACATGATACGCTTCAAGTCGTACCCTGTGTAACCACCTAAGTAGGAGTCTGCCATAGAAGAGTCTGCGGCGTTTGCATCTAGACCTAAGAAAGACCATATGCCTCTCTCTTCATTCTTCTCTGGATTGTCTGTCACACCATTCTTGTATAGACCAAAGGACTTCTTAATCATATCATCGTATGTAGTACCGCTAGGTCTATAGTCTTCAGCCATTTTTACGTACTCGTTAAGTTGTTTCGTACTTAACTCGTTAGGCTTGAAGTCTTTTATAGTGTTGTACAGGATAGCTAAACCTTGAGGCCCTGATGTATCTACTACAAAGTTTATATTCTCTTGAGTCATACCTCTGCCTTCTAAAAGCTTACCTATAGTGATAGCTTTGTTGGCCTCTTCCTCTGTCTTCCTAACAGCCT